TGGCGATCTTACCGGATTAGGAGATGACGATCACGGCCAGTATCTTTTAGTTAATGGTACAAGAGGACTCGCCGGTGATATGCTAGTTTCGTCAGGGAAAACAATTGACGGAGTAGACATCAGCGAATTTAAGTCAGATTTTAATTCACACGAAATAGATCCGGCTGCCCACCACGATCATGAGGATCTTGGCCTTAATCCTCTTGTAGCAGGGCCAGGAATCGACATATACACCTATTTTGATACAAACGCGGGTGTGTTCAAAGACCTTATTAAAATAAGCGATAGGATTATGATTCATGAACAGATCAGAATAGGCGATGGCGCGATTTTCGAGATGTGGGATATAGCTTCTCAAGCATTTCGTCAAATCAAGATCGCTATTAAGAACGGTCAACCATTCCTCGAATTTGCGCCACCTAACGATTGGTCTGGTTACAGCCTTATCCCAGATTTTACAATGGTAAAAGATGGCTGGGGTGAAGTTAATAGAGTTTCAGTTGACTCAACAGTAACATTTACTGACACGAGTTCTCCTACGGATGGCTGGACAATTATAGAATGGGAATGGGAAGTCTTTCTTATAGATGGTTATCTTCCAGTATTTTATAATGTGAACCCACTTGACTTACCATTTTATGTCGAAGGCCAATGGAGGATTTCTTTAAGGATTACACAAGAAGATATTGCAGGGAATCGCGAATTTAACAACATTACCAAATATTTAGAGGTGGTTTAAATGGCAACAGTTCATGTAGGTCCAGGGCAAGCATATGCAAGAATTAGCGATGGGGCAGTAGCCGCCGGCAATGGTGGAACAGTCATTGTTCACCAGGCTGATTATTTCGAGCAAGTCGTAATTAGAACTCCAAACGTTACGATTATAGCTAATTCTGGAGATACTCCAGTTGTTACTGGGAGACTTCCCTTTTCTCGCAGGGATAATCCGACAAGTGGTGTTTTGCCAGGAGGTGAATGGCGTCCTTGGGTTTCAATTGGTAATAACGGTGGCGCTTCGTTCAAATGGACCGCGTTAGTTCTGTTAGCCGCAGATGGGATTACTTGGGATGGAATTAATTCCTCCGAAAGTACGGGCCGCGGTATTCAGTTAGGGGATGGGAGAAAAGACGGAAATGGTAATTATTATCGTTATCCTGGGATTGAAATAAAGAACACAGAAATTGCCTACCATCGAGGATCGGGATTTGTTTTTTATCATACCGATGATGTCAAACTCACTAATTGCACGTTGCATCATTGCGTCAATTTCTATCTTGGTGATGAAACAAGTCATGGCACGAATCACCCCGGCTGCATCAACTTTGTTGGGGTTAAAGATCCAATCATTACCGATTGTACATTTTACTACAATGGTGGAGAAAGTTTTTGTTTCGATTCGAATAATCATGCAAGCACCGGGCTTATCGTTCGCGGCACTACCCTTTCTGATGGAAAAGAAGTTATTACATATCTTCACGCTTCAGAGGATATCTTTTATGAAAATTGCGTATTTTACGGTTCAGTAGACAGGGATGCTTGGGGAGGCGCTGAGCAAAAGGGGTTTAGAGGTTTCAAGGGAGTTCCTATAGAATTGGAAAGTTATAATAGGGCTAATCAAAACCCGACTTTTTGTGGAGTTCAAAATGTCGAAATTAGGAACTCATTATTTGTTGACATGGGTTCTAATATGAAGTTTGGTTCTGCTGCTAATATCCCGTGTACTACATATTACCGCAACTGGTTGATCACTGGCTGTACATTTGTTCAAACCCAATCGAAGGCTCAATTAGCTATAGAATCAAGCGCAATTGATGAAGCATCAAATATCGTCTTTGAGGGGAATTTGTTTTATGTCACAGATCCGAGTTATGGCAACATAGGAATTTGGCCTTCCGGTTTTACATTTAAGAACAATATATGGAATTATAATCCTGGCAATCGTTTTTTGCAGGGGTCGAATGATATCTATAACGCTGATGTGAAGATGAATAATCCCACGGCTGTCATTCATAGGAATGGCATCAACGTCAACAACTACAAGGTTCTTTCTGGTAGTGCTGCAATTAACGAATGGGCTAGTCCTATTTCAAATGACTATTTTGGAAACCTGCGAACTATCCCTTCTGACTATGGATTTCATGACCTAGAAGCAACTGGCGACGATGGCGGAGATAATGTTCCATATGCGTCATTCACTCTATCAGAAAACAATGTTGAGCTAGGAACAGAGGTAACAGCAATTGACACCTCGATCCCATCTAGCGGGGCGACAATTGTAGAAACAGCCTGGTTATTAACCCTGCCGGGAACTGATATTCAATTAATTTCGCTGTCTCCATCTTTTGTTTTCGGCCTTAATATAGTTGGTAATTACACATTGCAACTGACGGTAGTACAGGATAACGATGGGGAATCAACAATATCAAAGGGTATTACTGTTTACGAGGAAGATGGCGAAGATCCTCCACCACCACCGCCAGATCCGCCACCATGTAACTTAGGGACATGGCAACAAGCAGTAAACAACGGTTCACCCAAATTTTCAGTTGTGGACAATGTTTATTCTATTGAGAACGATCCAGGCGATCAGGGAATGTTCTTATCTTGGTGGAACACGGTCGTCACCGCTGCGGAAGAATTCACCCTGTCCGCTGAATTTTTCGTGGAAATGGAAGCTGGTAATTATGCTACCATGTTTGCGCTTTTCTACGATTCTGGAAATTCGTTATTGGGGAACGTTGCTTCAGTCTCGATTCAACCAAACTCTGATTTTACTTTAGTCGAGTTGGCTGCAATTGCACCGACTAACGCAGTTAAGTTGCGTATGGATATACGAGCCTGGAATGGGGCCGGTAAACTTTCGTTTAAAGAACCTTGTGTAGTAGAAGATACCACTCTTCCAGACGATCCTCCGCAAGCTGTCATAGAGGCAACTTCAGGCGGTCAACCTCTTTTGGCCGATGGCGTTGTTCCATTAAATGAAACTATCTATTTTGAGGGAGTTAATTCAATAGATGCAGTCGAGTATAAATGGCAATTATATAAACAGATTGGCAGAAAATATGAGCTTTGGAGAGATCCAGTTTATCTATCGGCGATTGCTCACAATATGGATGATGCTGGTGCATTTGTTATGCGTTTGACCGTCACATCAGCCGAAGGGCTTACAAATTATGAGAACCTATTCTTTAAGATTCTAGACCCAATTGATGCACTTGAAGTTTGGTTTACCGTTAATCAAGTATTGACAAGTGGTATTCCAGCGGACGATACTGTTACTGGAAACTCTCCCTTAACAGTACAATTTGAGGCATATTACGAATCCGATGGCCTTGCGCTTATAGGGCATGTATGGGAATTGCTTGATGACCAAAGAGAAACAATCGACACTATTGCATCAAAAGAAGATCCAATAATTATTACGTTCCCATATGTAAACTTGGGCTGGACGGAAGAGATAACGATTGACTATGGTATGAGGCTAACTAGTACCTTTGAGGGGTATCTTTCAAAAAGTCATGTGCAATATCTCGTGGTGTCGGTCACGGTAACTCCAATTAATCAAATTGGACCTGCTATTCCAGCAACCATTTCTCCCATAACTGGCAATAGGATTAAATCTGATGGGTCACATGAGCACGAACTAGCTGCAACGATTACAGGAGAAATTAACAAGGTTCCGGTGTCAGATCCCTATGGCGTCTTATTCGCTCATTTCTTGGCTGCTGGTTATCAAGATCCAATCCTCTCCTCCTGGCACAATAATTATTCTATCTCCGCAGAAAAGGGCATTAAGTTTAATCTATCAGCATGGCTCACAGCCCCAGAGATAGTATTAGATTCAATCAGTATTATCGTTCCCCTATTACCAACCGCAGATCCTAATACACGGGGGGCGCTTTGGATTGACTCTAATGACAAATTATCGGTTTCGCCTGGCATTGAATCAACCCCACCCATTTCTGGTGGAACATTTGTCGGGCAAATAGGATCTAGTTATGCTGATGCTCAAGAAGCTTCGAATGGCGTTATGACTATGGATAATGGTACCGTCCGAATCCAAGTTGGCTATGATTTCTTGGGCTTACATTTTCCAAATGTAACGATTCCAAATTCAGCTACAATTATTTCAGCCTCAATTGAAGTTACCTTGGGAACCACAAGAATAGCAGATATGGATATTTCGCTAGATGATTCAGACGATGCTGCGGCGTTTACTGCCACCGCCTATGACATATCAAATCGAACCTTAACAACTCAGGTATTACAACTTAGAGAGGGAAGTGTCCCAGATGGGCAATATGTTTTCAATGTCCCAATTTCTGCAATTCAAGCAGTCGTTGATAGAGGAGGATGGGCCAGTGGAAACGCTCTAGCAGTCATGTTAGGATATGTTGCTACATCCAACTTTAGTTTCCAGGCATATGACTACGCTCCTTTAAATGCCGCCGAAATTACGATAGAGTATGCTTAGTAAAGTTATAAACGAAAGGCAAATTTGATTATGGACAATAAGATTTCTTCGGAAAAGCCTGTAAATAATGTTGAAATACTTATTGAGCTTGCAAAGCAGAGGATTATTCTCGAACGGATGCAACGCGATCTAAAGGAATGGAAAGACGAGAGCCGAGAACAATACGTAACCAAGACGCAATTTGAGCCTATTCAAAGACTCGTATACGGAATGGTCGGATTGGTCCTGGTCGCCGTCGTTACTGCAATATTAGCAATCGTAATAGGAGGACAGGGTCCATGAGTCACAGCGAACGTAGCTATAAGTTTCTAAATATCGCATCGGCAGGCATCCTTCTCATTGCTTTTTGTTTCATTGTCTTGTTCGGGTATCTGCTTTTCATTGAAGATAATCCGCCACTAATAGTTAATTCAAACCCAACTCTTGATAAGAGCAGCTACTACGCAGGGGAAGTGATGCTTGTTACGGCCGACCTTTGTCGAAACACAACCGCTGGAGCCACTTTACAGCCGACATTTATAAATCTGGACACACGTCAACTCTTTGATGCACTACCAGTTTTTGTCGATAACCTGCCCAAAGGATGTTCTGTTTCTACTATACAAGTTGCCGTTCCACATTACTTGCCACCTGGAAATTACGTGCGGCGAATCAGGGCCAGGTACAAAGTAAACTTTTTAACAGATAGAGTGGTTGAACTTATCACAGAAGAATTTAAAATATTAGAAAGGGAAACCAAATGAATTTTGACGGAGTAGATATTAGTTTAGGTACGATTTTCGGCATATCAGTTATGACCTATATTACCGTTGAGGTCGTAAAGCGATTGATCCAGGCATTCTATTATAAGGATAAGGTTGAGCCGGCCTGGTATGGCTTCGCCACCTATTTGTCTGCTCTTGCTTTCGGGACCATATGGTCTGTCGTTTGGATACTTGCCGCTGGCAACTACGAATCGACTGACATGGTTATGGCTGTTGCACGAGGATTCATCGGCGGATTCCTGGCAATTGCTGGCTTCAGTGGATGGAAACAGATTAAAGAACTTCGAGGGCCAGGATAGTTATGCCTGTTTTAACTTTCGCTGAATATGATCAAGCATATTTTGACGGGGGCATTGGTCCACTGTCTCACAATGCTGGTTACACATCTTATGATAATTGGGTTCGTCGCGACCCTGGTCTATTCCCTGAATCCATCCCGGATGCTGATGGCTTGACTAGGGAGTTTACCGATTATGCGACTATGCTAAGTGGTCGTTTCAATCTCAATCAAGAATACGTTGAGCTAGGTAGCGCATATGGGTATATCGTTCAGGCAGCACGAGCTGCGGGTGTTCAAGCCTGGGGAGTAGACGTTTCGCAGTATGCTTACGATCAAGCTGCTCCAGAGGTGCAGCCCTATTTAATAGTTCAAGATGCGCTTAGCTGGCTAGGCGATCAGCGGCGCAACCAATGGGACATTTGTTTTACGCGCTGGTTTATGTGTTGCTTTGATGATGCAGGTGCAGTCACTTTGATTGACGAAATGAATCGCGTTTTCAAGCAGCAAATTCATATCCTCATGAATAATCCGAACGTCGATTATTACAATGTCCACACGCTGCAAGAATGGCACGATCTGTTTGATTGGGAAGTGGGTACTATTCTGACAGCAGATCGTGATTTCGATAATTACCTAACGAAGATCAACTAGAAATGGCAGCGATAGAAGTCACCCTCGGGAATGCCGACAATAACAGTATTGCCAACGGTGGTAGAGTTCTTGTTCGCAATTCTGATGGCGTGCCTTATGTGATCACGCAGAATCTTAGCGATAGTGCGATTGATTGTTTCAAGGGCGAGACTGGGCTTGAGCAAGAATATACACCAAATGACGATTGGTCATGGTCTGCTGGTCGTAACGAATGGGGGCAAACGTTCAAACCTCGCGGCAACGACATAACAAAAGTCGCGTTTTCTATCCAGAAAGTAGGCTCACCCACTGGCTCGATCACGGCTAAATTATACGCCCATTCTGGAACGTTTGGCTCGGATGGAGTAGGAACGGGGGCGGCACTTGCAACATCGACGACATCTATAATCTGCACCGATCTACCAACAAGCTATGCTTGGATAGAATTTGAGTTTTCATCTTTGTCTGTTACGCCAAATACACCTTATGTTATTGTCATGGCCACAGATGGAACACATGATACTTCCAACCATGTTAAGGCTCAAATTGAGGATGGTTCGCCAACAGCTCCTGGAAACTGGGCAACAGTCACAGGTACGACGTGGACACCGTTGTCAACTCTCGATCTGAATTATCGCATTTATTCCACATTGTGGTTTGAGGAAGTAGACGCCGCAAACAGACCATCGGGAACCATCTATGGAGCATCCAGCGCGGCGATTGATTCTAGTGACGTAATTCATATTTCTTATATGTCCGATGCGGGTAAGGCGTCCCCCCTTCTTTACGCCACATTTCGTGCAGACGGAATAAACGATGATTGGCTTACTACCGATGTTACGTTGGTTAGTGACATTGGCGAAGATCCGCTCGACCTCGGAAATTTATACACAGCCATCGCGATTGACATTTCCGATGTACCTCATATAGCATTTATTAAGTTCCCGAAAATTGGTGGAGCAACAACCTACACCTTGGCCTATATAAACAAGGTAGACGGCTCGTGGAATACCTCAGTTAATATACACTACGTGCAGAACGCCGATGCTTACGGCGTTGACATGACTATCGACTTCAGCAATAGGCCATGCTTGGCTTATCATGTTTATGATTCTGGCGACATTGTTTACGCAGCGATTGGAAACGGTAATAATGCCACGTCCTTCACCCTACAGGCTGTTGACTCATCGGCAAGCGCAGCTCGTCATAGTATCGCCATAGATTCTAGTGGTAATCATTGGATATCATACACAATTGCCTCTGGCACCGCAGTGAAGATAGCGAAGCATGTCGTGGATGATTCTTGGGCAACATGGGCACCATACGCGAATGGCGGCACGAGTTCATTGTGGCCCACAAACACATCCTTATTCATTGACGGGACTGATGTATACGTTCTTTACGATAACTCAGACGATGACATCGTGTACGATATGTTCAACGGATCAACGTGGGCCGGGGAGACATCGCTGGCCACCGGAACTTTTAATTCAGTCAAGGCGTCGTGGGCGAGTGTAGTTCATAATGATTCGACAGGCCCGATCGTCTCGATCTCAGCGCCACTGAACACTTATTATTTTGACGCCAGCGTAGCAGGGCCGACAGACGTAAATGCTAAGTGGGCAAATGAAGCCAATTTCGTAGACGAGTCGGTTTTGACTAATGCGTCATATTCTGAGAATCCAAGCTCGTCGGCAGACGACATTTTGCAAGAGGGGACAAGCGCACCATCTAGCGGCTTTTCTATTACAAAAGTCGAAGCACGATTTATCAGCGAGAATACGGCGGGCTACACAGGAGCAAAGCTGGCGATTAGGGATTCCACTGATACGCTTCTGGTGCAGTTTACGGCAAACCATTCAGCAGGTGCGGCATGGACTGATTACGAAGACGTTCCCGCACCCGCAACGGGCTGGACTTGGAGCGAGTTGGCCGGGTTATACTGTGACATTGGGCCGGACACAGACCTTGCCGCGCCGGGTACACTGGACGTTTACAAGGCGGAAATTCGCGTCACGACGCTAACCATCACCCCATCAGCCGCAGCCGAAATCAGCTACGTCTACCAAGACGAAGAATCGTTAGTTGATATATTTTTCAATACGCTGGCGCTTGGTGACGACGGTACAAACGACGAGCTAACGGCGGCGGGAATCGTTACAGGATCGCCAGTAGTTGCGGAACCGTCTCTATCACAAGAACATAGCCTGATCTCTACAGGTATTACGACACAAGCTCCCGTTCTTGGATCGCCAACTGTATCAGAAGTTCACGAGCTAACAGCTACAGGTATTACAGCAGGTTCTCCGGCACTAGGAACGCCTACGCTGACAGAAGATACCAATAACGAACTAACAGCTACAGACATTGTTTCTCAAGCCCCGGTTCTTGGATCGCCTACGCTAACAGAAGATACCAATAACGAACTAACAGCTACAGGTATTGTTTCTCAAGTCCCGGTTCTTGGCTCGCCTACACTAACAGAAGATATCAATAACGAACTAACAGCTACAGGTATTACAGTAGGTTCTCCGGTACTAGGAACACCAACCTTCACGGCCAATTCCCCATTGACGGCTACAGGAATTATAGCCGGTTCTCCTGTACTAGAATCCCCTGATCTGACACAAGACCACGATCTGCTCGCTACAGGTATTACGGCTCAGGCTCCGGTACTGGCTATGCCTGTTTTATCCCAGAACCACCTGTTAACCTCTACTGAAATTGCGGCTGGAAATCCTGTCTTAGAAACGGCGAGCCTTACAGTTGGGGACATAAACGACGAGTTAACAGCCGTTGATATTACAACAGGTTTTCCGGTACTGGGAACTCCAACCTTTACAGCCAATTCGCAGTTAACAGCTACGGGTGTTGTTTCGCAGGCTCCGGTGCTGGGAGTAGCCACTCTAACAGAAGATACTAATAATGAACTAACAGCTACAGGCATTGTTTCTCAAGTCCCGGTTCTTGGATCGCCTACGCTAACAGAAGATACAAACAATGAACTAGCGGCTACAGGGATTGCAACTGGAGCACCTACGTTAGCTACCGCTGCCCTTGCGCAAGACTTTAAGTTAACAGGCACGGGAATCGTTTCCGGTCAGCCTGCGGTCGGTACGGGTACGCTCGCCCAGGTTCATGCTTTGACATCCACGGGGGTGACAAGCGGGGCGCCCGATCTTGGCACAGCCGTTCTTGCGCAAGATCACAACCTAAGTTCGGGCAATATTACGTCTGGCAGCCCAATGCTGGTTCAATTTGATTCTTATGATGAATCGAACCGATCAACAGAATGGGGAATCCATAGGGAAAGCACAGACGCCATTGCCCAATCTATTACAGCAATTGGGGGAATGTTAGAGTCGGTCGAACTTGTACTGAGGAGATGGGGTAACCCGCCCGGGGATTTCTATATCAGGCTTTATGAGCATAGCGGCGTTTTCGGATCGTCGAGCGAGCCTACGGGAACTCCGTTGGCAGAAATCGTCATTGCTGCATCTTCGGTATCAACAACTCGCAGAAGAAGAACTTATTCGTTTTCTCCCCAGTACGAATTAGTAGACGGGGAACACTACGTTATTTCCGCCGAGTACGAAAGCGGGAATACGAGCAATAAGATTTTTGTTGGATATGACGACACAAGCCCGACACACGACGGAAATATGTCTTGGAGGTTTGGCACAGGTTGGTCGTCGAACACGGCGTGGGACCTTGTGTTTTATCTCAACGCATACCAGTCATTAACAATTACCCAGGAACACAATTTAGTTACTGCGGATATTATTACTCAGGCTCCTGTCGTTGGATCTGCTACGCTAACAGAGGACACCAACAACGAGCTAACAGCCACAGACATTCTTACAAATGCCCCAATTTTAGAGCAGGCAACACTAGCTGTATCTGGAGTGTTATTGGCATCTGGCATTCTAACCAGTGTGCCGGCATTGGCAACGCCATCATTAAGCCAGAACCATCTATTAACTTCCACAGGCATCACGGCCGCTTCTCCGGTATTAGCAACTCCATTATTAAGTCAGAACTATATATTAACTGCGACAGGAATAACAACATCAGATCCAGTCATAGCAACAGCGACATTAGCTCAAAATCACAACCTCACAGGAACAGGGATTGTCTCTAGTTCGCCAATCCTCACAGCAGCAGTTCTTATCGAGGACACCAACAACGAGCTAACTGCCACAAACATTCTTACTAATGCCCCAATTCTTGAGCAGCCAACACTCGCCGTATCAGGAGTGTTATTGGCATATAACATTCTAACCAGTGTCCCGGCACTAGCGACGCCATCATTAAGCCAGAATCATCTATTAACTTCCACAGGCATCACGGCCGCTTCTCCAGTATTAGCAACGCCATCATTAAGTCAGGATCACATTCTTGCAGCGCAGGGTATCACTTCCCAACCACCAATTCTGGGAACCGCCTCCTTAACAAGCGACACAAATGACGAACTAACCGCGCAAGACATTACAACGGGCATCCCAGAATTCGGAAGCACAACATTAACTCAAAACTACACATTAATTTCTAGCGATCTTGTTTCGGGCTTACCTATATTAGACGAGCCAACGTTTACGCAAGATTATCCATTAATCTCCAGCGACATTATTACCGGAGTTCCTTTCTTTGAAGAGACACTCCTTTCACAAGAGCACGATTTAACTGCTACAGATATAACATCTGGAATACCAGTCCTAGGAATCGGGACAATGGGCCAGGTTCATGCCCTAGATGCTTTTGCTATCTTATCGGGGCAACCGGTAGTAGAAATGGCATACAGATTGCCAACCGGAGATGTAATAATTGAATTCCGTGAGAAATCTCCTATAATTGACGTGAATATATCGCGCAATCCAGAGATGTTCTTTAGCGAAATAATGCCAGATATTTTGTTTTTGGATTAAGCAAAGTATCATTTATTGAAAAGGAGTAATATCTAATGGCCAATACACTTTCTGATACCGTATTTGATGATGGACTTAATGTTCTTGGAACCGCAGCCGGGCTGGCAGATAAGTTGTATATCTGTAGTGCCGAGCCGACAACTTACGCTGAAGCGACCGCGACTTATGCTCTTGGTCATGATGATGGGAATCTTGCTATTGCTGCCCCAACAGATCGTGGAGGTGGAGGGCGAGAAGTTATAGTAGCTGCACTAGACAACAACGGCACCGTAACCGCCGATGGTACAGTCCTCTTCTACGCAATCGTTGATGACGGCTTATCTGACTTGTTGGCAGTCGGAGATGTTGCGTCTCAAGCAGTCACTAATGGGAACACCTTCTCATTAACCAGCTTCACGATCGGTATACCTGACCCTGCATAATGAGCCTGGAGAACGCTAACGACAGAAGCACGAAGGTAGTGACAGTGGCATTTAAAGATGAAGATGAAAATGCCGTTGTCCCTACCTCTGCAGTATGGACGCTAACCAACGAGCTGGGGGCAGTTGTCAACTCACGCCAACAAATAGAAATCACCCCCCTAGCTGAAAGCGTAGACATTATCTTGACAAATGATGATCTTGCATGGGAAGCAGGTCAGAGCCGGCATTTGATTATCGAGGCCGTTTATAATGGAATTCAAGTCGGTTTAACCTTAACAGGAGAAACAGACTTCGCCATCAATGACTTACAGTTCATAACTTAATAAAGGGAACAAATGAATAGCTTATCTATCGGAGTTGGCTTCCATTGTGGAGAGCCATCCGATGCGGCCGGTATCCGAGAATATTACAAGTCGCTTGTTGCTGGTGGACACACTGTATTTGCAAAAGCAGCAAGCGGCACAGCATCATTAGTGGACGCTCAAGAACTTGCTGAGGATGCAATTGGTATATGGCGTAAAGTCACCTTCGAGTGGGAAGGGAACGAAATTGATGATGTTCCTAATTACAAAGACGATCCAGAACGCCAGGCACGTTTCTACATGGATCAGATATTCGAAACATGGCCTCCTGAACTAGATAAAACTCGCATCTATATAGAAACACCAAACGAAGTAGACAAAAACGAAGCAGACTGGATAGGCAGATATATAACCGCATGTGCCAAGTTAGCCCTAGCTGCCGGCCACAAGTTTTGTGGGCCTGCATGGGCAACAGGAGAACCAGAAGAAGAAGCATGGCAAACAAACGGATTCCTTGAATACCTTGCCCTTTGCGAAGCGAATCCTGATTCTCTAGCCGTCTCTCTCCATGAATACTCTTTAGACATGAAGTTGAACACAGGGGATACTGACCTCGTTGGAAGAGTTGTCCATCTAAATACTGTCTGCGATCTTAACAATCTACAATACCCCACCGTTTTCATATCAGAGTTTGGCTGGCATTCAACGGAAGCGCCGAGCGCAGATAAGGCCGTTCCTCAAATCATTGAACAAATGAAGTGGTATTTAGAACATGCGCCCAATGTCCGTGGCATAGCTATTTGGGCATTAGACAAGTCGCATGAATGGGACGATATTCACCAAGTAGTAAACAACTATATGGAACCACTGGCCCAGGCGATCAATGCAACAGACTGGTCGGCGCCGAGCGTACCTCCTCCTGAGTCACCAGGATACACCAGCGTTATCATGCTATGGCCGCAGAAAGAGGACATCACCTTCGATATGTACATGGAAATGTGTACAGTCGCCTGGAACGAATACGGCCGTTCAATGACATCATCCCATGACAATGCAATGATCATGGTCTTGGATGGAAAAACACAAACATCACACATCATCGTGTGGGAGCCTCATCTTCCATCACAGCAAAAAGCCATAGAAATATTCGAAGCAAAAGGAATCCAATACAAAGTAAGATCCTTATCAGGCAGCGCAGTAGACGGATTACGTCTAGGACATCTATTCAAGTACCGTTACAGCCTTACCTCTCCATTCAATGCTCCGAGAGAATATGGTAACGGACTGCATGAAGGAGCAGATTACGACATCATTGGAGGACAGGTAGATAACGTTGTCCATGTACGGTGTCCGTTTTCTGGCACAGTCTATTATGCTGATCCAATCGGAATTGATTATCCATACGGGAAATACATAGAGATCCAGTGTACAAACAATGGATTCCCTTTTAGCATCATGTTAGCGCATCTGGATGAAGTCTATGTAAAAGAAGGCCAGCGTATTACCAGAGGAGACAGCGTAGGAGAAATTGGAGACACCGGCAACTCATGGGGAGAACACATTCACTTAACACTGAAAGTTCCCGGCTTTGGCCTGGATGGATATGTCGAGCCTGATGTAGTCAATCCAGCTCCATACATCCCGGATGCTTCTAGCCTCCCCTTGTACAAGCAGCAAGCAACAATGGATCTGCTACCATACTTCTGTCCAAGTGTTCCATATGGTCCTATTTACGAAGTACAACACGCATCCGGACCTACTGAAACATTTCAGGTACAACGCCAGGAAAACGGCCGTGAATTCAAACTTGTTAAGAACAGCCAGTGGGAACTTCTGTTCTATGATGACGTATATATATGGCGAGGGACAGACACAAGCCCGGGTCCAGCTCCAGAAGATGCAGAGCGCCCAGGTCAGAATCGTTTCTACATACAACATGAACCTGGATTAGCTTTTGCTAGATGGTGCAAACGCTATATGCATGTAGGAGAGACATTCAAAGGGCCAGGACACCTGGTGAAGTTCTTCTACAAAAGTGATTGTGCGCCGTCAGTTAAGAACTCTGGTTCAGCAACAAACGAAATTACCTTTATCCAGCATCATCCATACATCAATTTTGGGCCAGGTCTTATGATCTGCGATATCATTGAACTATTCAATGGCACAGAACGATTCTTCTTTGCAAAGAACATCGGTATGGTCGCTTGGGAAAACGAGAAAGGCGAACGCAGTCATGTATCTGAGCTGCATGAAGGCCGGCCAAATCTAAAGCCTGAACATTTGAACTGTAGTTAATTTTTGATATACTACTTCTAACTCCTCTTTCATCACACTACGCGGCAGAAAGCCCAGGCAATAGCTTGGGCTTTTTGTATTAATACGAAAGAGCCGACACGCTTGCGCAAATGCCGGCTCTAACTGCTTCGTTACGTGTATCATGTTCGTTAAAGCATGACACATCCCACTTCGTATTGGTCTACAGTTTACTATTCCCTCCTTCGGCAGCACATTTTGTATCTCGTCAGTATTGGAACGATGTAACAACCAGTTTACCAGTCAGATCCTCACATCATTTATAAATCTAGTGCTGTCTGCTAATACTCAACAATAAAACAAAGTCATACCCTCAGTTTTTCAACGTGACAGGGTAGACCAGAATAACATTTAAGTAGCGCCGTCGGATTTTGCAAATGTGTTCGCATCGCTTTTTACGGTCCTAATAGGCTTCCTTCTAAATTGCTTATGTACCTCGTGGTAGATGCCATTCAACGGTACAGGGTTAGTAAACCAACGGCGCTAAAGGACTGCTTTATTAATCAGCATAACAAAAAATTCATGTCGTGTCATCTTCCCACGAACGTAATCCCAATATTCTCGTTCCTGTTTCGTACATTCAAAGCAATATCGTGTTCGTTCAACATCCATATATTTTCTATAGGACTTCTTCAAGGTAGGAGAACTATAGGAATGATTATAAGAGCCATGAACCAAACCATAATTAACATTGAAAAACTTAGCCACAGCCATCATAGATCCAAATTCTTCCACATACACAATCGTCATCTTTTTTAGCCACGTATCAATGGTTCTCGCCATTTTCATCCCCTTACACATCCGAACTAGCATACCCCATTTATAACTGGTTATACGGGGCATACAGCCAACATCTAAGCATCTTCCCGTCGTTCGATATTGGATATTCGTTCAGATAGCCCATACCCCCCTCACTCTGGTGGATAAGACTATCTGGATTATCCGGTAATCCATACGCGCACACGTGTAAGGAACATTCAAGCTGGAGCAGGGGGGTCATGGAGTGATCCTATAAACACCAGCCGCTTCACGAAGAACAGCGCGGCCGTGTCCATTAATGGCTCGCCCCGTCAACATCTTTTGATTACGAAACTCCTTTTCAAATGCCTTGAATACACCAGGGCCGGTGATACTCTTCACCACTTTTGCCTTCCCTACATTTTTTCTATTCCAATGCCAGCCAGCATCTTTAAGAGCCTCATATATTTTCTTCCATTCCCATTGCTCGTATTCATAGCGGCCAATCCGTATCTGATTATCCTCGCGAGTTGCAAGACGGATACGTGGATCAATGTGAGATGATCTAAAGTTAAGGATCTCACTTGCATCTTCCTCGTCTGGAGGAGAAGGCGGCGGGTCGTCTTTTTTCTTTGTCGAATAATAAGTTTCTATTACTGCAATCGCTGGAAGAGCAGAGCTTATGATCAACAGCATACCAAAGCCGGTGATCAGAGTCGCACCAAATCTAGTAAAGTCAAAGTGATTAAAGCCATAGAATCCAAAAGCAGTAAAGACAGCGCCGCAGGCCGCAACGAAAGAGATCACCATTAAGTGACTGACTGCGTTATTTCGTTCTCTTAGATTTCTATTGCTTCTCATTTTATAAACTTATACCGTGTCATATCAACCTGATACTCTTGTGCGATTTCATCAAGAACGAGTCTTAATTTGCCGATCTCGTGCCGGTCTTTTAATTTGTCTCGTCTTAACTGTTCTCTTTCTGAGATTGACAGTGAAACAGAAACGCTTGTCGTATCGTTTATAGCTTCCAGAGCAGCCCACAACACGGCTGAATCCAAGGAAGCTTGGGAGCCTGCAATAATCTTAGGGCAGGGATCACCCTTGCTCATGTATAGATCCCTTTGTAATCAACCATTGGTCTAAATTATCAAACAGATCCAGTATCTTGTCCCGGGCAGCAAGAACCATTTCACTAGGCTCTTCATTGGGGTGCGAGTCATTTGTAATAAATGTAGGCTCATAATAGTGCATGGCATAAGGAGCCGAGAGAAGTTCTACATCAGGATCGATTTCCAATATCGTCTCTTCAATATGAGCCACAAAAGCAGAACGGCTCAGTCGGACATCAGCATTTGGGTGTGACATTATAAAGCCATCAAGTATCTCTTTTGGATAAGCAAGCGTGAAAGTTCGAGGAGAGACAGCAGGAACGGGATTGTTATCCATAGAAGCAACTAGCCAGTTCTTTATTTCAATCCAAGGAATAACCCCGCCAATTTCAGGAACAGCCGCGATATATTGCCGCTTAAACTCCTGATGGTAGCGCCAGGCTTTGGCAGAACATTTCCCAGAATGTACAGATACGGGCCAGCCATCTCCCTCTGCATTAAGATATTTAACAGCAAACTCAAGAATATTAAGAGCTAGATCAGCAGGGCCACTTCCCTCATAGCCCCAGGAGAAGCCGGTAGGCGAGTGATGAATCACAGAAGCGGGAACGTTTGTGAAATAGTTTCCGCCAGAAGAAGCAAACAGGACTGCCCCATATGTGCTGAGAGACAGTCCTTCGATGAAATATTGTCCGGTTTCAATTTGTTCAATCATTATTTTCCCCTTATGCAGCTTTTTTTCTGCATCGTGCTCATTTCGGACTTAGTATACAGCAAATGTAAACAGACTGCAAAGAATCATTTACGTCCTTTCCCCCCTTTCCGGTAGCGGATCTTACGCTTCCCGCTAGAGCTTTTACGTACAATACGTTCGCGATAATTCCAGTAGTGGGACACAGAGCCATCCTTCTTTTTGTGCTTTCTGCGCTCGATACGCCACTTGCCTTTCCCACGGCCGTGCTTGGTTCCTCGTTTTAGTTTTTTCTTTGCCATTGGTAAACCTCTTGCGCAGGATAATGTTCTGACAGTAATGCCAACCTATCTGCCGTGTTGTGTTCTTTACACAAAACAATATACACCACACCTTCATCAGTATCAAACGCATGATTACCCCAACCGAGATTCTCAAACGTCTCAGCGATTTCGCGCATGTCATCACTCGTAACATTGTGCGTCTTTTGACATACAGAACATTCGTATTGAACCGTTTCCGCAACGGATTCCTCGTAGAAACTCATACATAACCTCCTAGAATAAGCTTAACTGTTTTTCAGCAACTTCGTTTTCTATTTCCAGCTCAAGAATGACGCGAGAATTGATCCAGATCGACTCAACCTTGTCACGGCCGTTCGTTCGGGCCATGCGATCGATTCGTTCCCACCCGTTATCCTCATACAGCGTCTTGTAAAGATCGCAAGCATAGCCACTAACAATAGCCATTCCAGAGATACCGTTGAGGGTCTTGGCGAGCTTGGTATGTTCTTCCACATTCATTTCAAACAAATAGTGCGACCTTCTCGTTCTAGTTCCATGGACGTAGGGAGGATCGCAGTAGAATAATGCACGAGAGTAATCGTACATCTGGATAATACCAATCGCATCTGCATTTTCTATCGTCACACCGCGCAATCGTTCAGCTATGACATGAAGATAATCAACATCGGAGAACAATTTAGCGGCAGCAACCATTGAGTTCTTGCCATCGGCGCCGCGACTGTACTGCATCTGTCTACGGAATGACGGGTTCGCGTCAAACGGATAGTGTGCCATCCACATCAAGACAAAGAACCGTCGAGCACGTTCTACAGGATCGTCCGTGGCTGTAACAGCCTCAGACAAACTATCAGGACTCCAGGGAGTGAATCGAATAGCATGTACAAGCGCATCTTCATGCTCACGAATCATGCGGAAGAGATGCACAACATCATCGTTAAGATCGTTGTAAACTTCAAACCCAGACCTGGCCTTCTTGAATAAGGTGGCAGCCATACCACCGAAAGGCAAGATAAACGTATCATGAAAGCCAGGAAAATAAGAGATGAGCCATTCGGCCAGTCGGTTCTTGCTGCCGCTGTATCTTGCTAACGGCCGTTTGGCTGGATTATCAGCGTATTTATTCTCGGCCGTAAATCTAGGCATCATGTTGGGAGGAGTTGATTTACTCATTGTTCTTGCACCTTGCCGATATATTTACTGCGAGTTCGGCCACCTTCACGCCATCGCAGGTAAGCATATGGTCCACAGTTATTGATCATCTTGAGTTCCACCCACCTGCCGGCTCCTTTAGGAACTTCTTCATCCAAAGTATCAACAGATTCTTCTGCACCATCTTCGTCAAAGTCAAATTCATTGTCCATAGTTTCCCCTTATTTAATCTCAGTATGGCAATTCCGCGCCACGCTCAAACTCCCACAGCTCCCCTCGTGAAAATACCTCCTGGTGTATCGGATCTTCATGTTCGAGATACCATGTCAGAAGTGTTTTGAAATCCTCAAAGAAGCGAATCACATAACATAGATTTCCGACCAACTCAAGCAGCTCGCCACGTTCGATCTGCTTAGGAGAGAGCTTACTCTTTTTCATGTCAGGAGTTTTATTCTCAACATACAAGGCGCCAAAGCCACGTTTAGGAACAGGGAGACATAGATCCCATTGCCCTTTTTTCAAACCCTCAGCAGTCATACGGCCGTAGCCCTGGATACTGCGTTTCCCCTGATTAGGTACTCCGTAGATAGACCTGAGTTCAGGCCACACAAGCCCCTGCCATTCGCACCAGTCAATTTGAGCCACCTGCATTTGATGTTCAATATCGGCCGTTTTATTACGTCGCCGTTTAGTTGGTTTAGTATATTGTGAGCTACTCATAAATTTATAGGTCCCCTTGCCAAATCTCTAAACAACATCTTTTCCCCATTGAAATAAAGATCAACAGAGCCAACTACGCCATTCCGATTCTTTGCTATATTAATTTCTGCAATATTCGGGCGGTCTGTTTCAGGATTATAATATTCGTCGCGATAAATAAACATCACAATATCTGCATCCTGTTCAATATCACCACTCTCCCTGAGATCGGGAAGCGTAGGCATTTTAATTGCTCTCGTCTCTACGTTTCGATTCACCTGTGCGTTAGTCCACACCACCGTACCCAATTCTTTGGCCAGCTTCTTCATGCCCCGGCTGATCTGTCCCACCTCCAGTACCCTATTCTTTTCTCCCTGCCTGCCTTGCATAAGCTGGAGATAATCAATCGTAATCAGATCAAAATGCCCATGATCAGCAAAAAGGCGATGGACCTTTGATTCCAATTGGGCGATAGACAGCGAGGGGGAGTCGTCAATATACATCGGCAGTTCAGACAGCTCGCCAATGCCCTTGTTGAGAAGCTCCCAGTATTGATCGCTCAGGCCAAAAGGATGCTCAACACTCTTGAAAGAAGTTTTCAGCCTGGAGGCCAACGCTCTGATAGTCAATTGCTCAGCCGTCATCTCAAGATTGAATGTTGCTACCCGCTTCCCCGTTTTCGCGACATTTATTCGGATGTCCTGTTCCAGAACACTCTTGCCAATGCCAGGTCGGGCCGCGCATACAACGAGTGACCCAGGCGATATACCTTGAAGCAGGCGATCCAGATCCAAAAAGCCAGTCTTTAATCCAGCCTTCTCTCTTGCATCCTTATCCGTTCGTCGTAAGGAGAGAGTCTCCAGCACCTTAACGCTGACATCATACGAACTCTCAGGACCACCATTGTCGTTATCCGCACCAATTGCGCGAGCATTCTCCAAAGTTTCAGCAATGATGCTATCTACGGATTCATCTGCATCAAACGCATGAGTCGCCATACGACCGGCAAGAGCAATAATCTTACGCTTGTTATACAGCTTTTGAACAATTTCCTCGTAACCCAGGATGTTGCTGGAGGTAGGAGGAATTGACAACAGACCAATAAGCCGGGCATCATCCTCTATATCACGCCCTCTTAGAATGTCAGAGACAGTGATAAAATCAATAGGCTGTTTCTTTTCCTGCACTCGTTTGCAAGCATTAAACACCTCGCGATTATAAACCTCAAAGAAAGCATCACCCGTTATCGTCAGCTCACGCAGGCGAGCTGGATCGATCATGATAGATCCAATCAAGGCGGATTCTGCATCAGGGTTATGTGGCGGCAGTTGTTCTTCTTCGTATACGCCGGACGTATGTCCGTTAGATCGGCTCTGGTTCGTGGTTGGCATATTCTGTTACTCCTTTATCAGCTCTTTTTCTTCTTCACGAATTCCCCTAACAGCCTTTGCTATTTCGATATTCATTTTCTCAATAGACATTCTTGTCATGTGGATATATCCACCAGGGATTTTTTCAATGATTTTATCGTATCCGTATTTCGACATTTCCTCAAGGGCAGTTTTAGGTTTCCGTGGACCGGAATCAACCATGATCGCCTTTATCGTCATCTGTATTTCAGCCACCCCGGGCCAGGCATGATGTGGCTTATACACATAACCTGCCGACATCTCCCAGGTCTGCATAATGTCAACAATAGTCGGCCGTGCGTTTTTATCACGCCCTTTCCAGTAACCTGAATACCAATAGTTCGGACGACGTTCAGGTGAATACCGCTTGAGTACGGCTGGAGCCTCAACACCTGCGCGAAATAGTTTTGCTATCTTTGCTTCATCTGTATCAAGCAATAGCAGAGCAGACAATTTGCAAACATGGCAGATGGCTGAAGCAAGCTCCTGAAAAGTACCAGAAGTTTCCTCAAACCAGATGCTTACATCGGCTGAATTATTGCCGTTGGCGCTTGACCTGTCGCCATTGTCGCGATTGGCGACAGCCTCTTCTCTTACTCTTTTACTCTTATCTATATAGAGATAAGATAAGAATAGGCTGTCGCTTATCGCGACAAATGCGACAAGGGCATCAGGTTGGTCTATTCTGCCACTCTCTTCGAGGTCAACAAGAGACAGTAATTGACTCAAAGGAGGAGAGCCGATTTTCTTGAAATATCTGGCGCCATCACGCTTTCTGCGACACATTTCAAACGCATCAACGTCTTTCAATTCTGCTAAGTATCGCTGTGCGGATCTAAGACTAACGCCAAGATATTGAGCGTATAGTTCGACATTCACCTTAACGACCTCTGATTTTTCGAGGCCACGTTTCACTTCATGATAAAGTAGTTTCGCATTTTCATTCATAGTTTTACCCCTTCGTTGTATTTGCTCGTCAAATCAGTATACGGCATTAGTACGTATGTTGCAACCATTTATTATAAAACAAGGGCAGCAGATTAAAAACGAGTGAAAGGGGAGTATCACTCAAAGCCAGTGAGAACCGACTCATCATCCAACCTACTGCCCTGCTTCCTCTGGTTTGGAGGAAATGAGCAAGATCAGTTTACCGCGAGTACATAGTTATCGCAAGACACAAAGAAATGAAGCAACATTAATAAATCCGAATCAATAACTTGCACTTTACGTACTACGTGTTATACTCCGTTTATCGGTTTGTGGTTGGACCGTATTCAGAACTCCTCGTTAAAGGCAGGGGCGCTTTCATAAGGGCGCCCCTGCTAGAGAATTAGCCATAAGAATTTAATAAATAAGGGGAAACTAATATGCACGAAAAAGTAGAAATAATCGAAGGATACAATGTTTATTTCCAGACACTTGGAAACAGTCTGCAAACCCGGGTAACTATTTTAAGTACCGAGCTGTTTGATGATAAGTCGCCGGTCAAGCTTATTGAGCCGGGCCGCACCATTCTGATCGGAGACATTGAGGTTGACCTACTTCGTTTGTTCACTGACTATGGCCGGCCAACACTCAATGCAAAGACAGCAACTTCAACACGCCCAGGAGGAGTATTCTCAACCAGGGCCTACGATTCTTTGCGAGAGTATCTCTTTGGTGATAGTCTTGATACTGCCGAGCCGAGAATACGCCCAGGCAAGCGCAAGAAAAAAGCGCCAGTATTTCGGGACATGGAAGTACAGCCTACTCAATAGTCCCGCAAACCTTTATATGCTCTTTTAGCCTATCCTTTTTTATCTTTTCTCCTGGAGTCGCACTATCTTCCCTAGTGCGGCTCCTCCCCTAAACGAAAGTCCCGCAAAATTTATAACACATGAAAGTCCCGCAAAATTTATTGTGATCATGCAACCATTTGCTATTGCATTTGTTTGCAGTAAATAACCCATCTTTATCCCAAACTTATCCCAACATATCCCAAACATATCCCAAAGTAACAAAAGGATCACAAATGATCCTGTCTCATAAGCAGGCATAAAAAGCAAAGCAAGCAGTCTGTAATAGGACCGTAAGTTTAGTCATAAGAATATACCAAGTAAGAACAAAAAGAAGGGAGAAGAAGAGTTACTTAAACAATCAATTCAAGCACTGCAGTTCGCCTATCTCGTCCACATCAGCCAATCTCGTTCACCACCAAATGTTCTCAATAGAGAACAAGCCGGGTCCAGTAACAGATAAAGAAAGAAGTTACACATATGTCAATTCCGTAGCTACTGGTTAGATGTGCTTGCGTTCGGCCATAAGTTCATCACAGAGACACAGTTACACACAACAGCAATTCCAATAAACAATTCTCATCGCGCCAGCTATTCTCCCACTCGCCAGGTCCACCCCAGCCGCGCACCCCACACACCGGTGCTTGATACAAGTAGGGTAGAGAGTTTCACAATTCAGCAATTCCGTAGCTACTGAATGTTTCGCGTTGTGGAGTGCCTTGCACTCCACACCCCCCCCCCAGAGGTGGTTCCTAAACAACCCATCTTTAGCCCACCCCATTTTTCAAAATGCGACTGGCTAGAAAAAAATCGGCCGTCACTTCGTGAAGATGAAAACGCGACCGGATGCTGCTGGAGACGGCCGTCACTTCGTAAAGCTGGAGAAGAAAACGGCCGTCACTTCGTAAAGCTGGAGAAGAAAACGGCCGTCACTTCGTGAAGTTGCACCCGCCCCCGCATCTAGCACGTACTTTGCAACATGAGCATATCATGATAATAGGCCAAAAAAGCCCTTGACAGCCATCATCTACTTTGCCCCGTCCGAACTAGTCAGGTATACTAGCTATCTATCGCCTTTACATCTACATTAGTTAGCACGGAGAAAACATGAACAACCACACGAACGAGACAAGCAACAACGACCGCGAATATAAGATCCTCAGAAACGGGAACATGCTCGACAAAGCCAGCCCGCATGATATCGTTACTTTCGAAGACGCATTTTTGGCATTATGCCCCCCGCATCCCTTCGTTGACAAAAACCCCTATTTCACTGATATATATTCCACTGAAGCATATATCATTGATGCCGATACAGGCGAGATCTACGCCCAGGCAACCGATTATGTCGAAGCCCCCTCTTCCAAAGAATCCTACTACCAGAACCACCCGCAAGACGAAGCACCCGAAACAATGACAATGATCGAAGCATTGATTCTAACCGATGCAAGCCCCGTATCATGGGACTATTTTTTAAGCACCAATCAATAGGAGATTGAAAACAATGAATACCGAGACAACCACGACCAACCGAAAAGCCCAACGACTCGCAATTATAGCCCCCGCTATTTTCATGAGTGAAACAACCGAACCCGACATGCGCTCAGGCATTGACGATCTTATGAGCCAGATCGCGAAAGCTGGAAGCCAGATCGTGATCAATGTCATAGCCAACAACCGAAAGAGCACCGCTATGATCCATCAGTCAGCCTCAAAATATAAAAAGATCAGTGTAACCACCCACAAGCCCGATTATAAGAAAAACGACCGACAGACAGCCAGACGCCGAGCCGCAGGGAACATGATCGCCAATAGCGATCTGCTTCTAGTTATGGAAGGGAACACGCGAGCCATCAGCGCCAACGATAACGACATTATGAACATCGCCCGAAAAAAACAGATCAAGATCACGAACCACAAGATCAAGATCACGCCCGAACAACGACCAGTCCCGACGCCGGTTCAAGATCAGCCAAAAAAATCACGTCCACCTCTTCCACAGTCAGCGCACCGCATCAATTTAAACCAATACACAAACGGAAAACGACGCTGGAGCACCTTACAAGATTGCTTAGACGATCCCATAACTTCCAACCGAACCGAAAGCCCGATATATTGCGGCCGTTATCACGAAGAGAGACAAGCCCCACGATCCCCACTTGCTAACCCGTACAAAAAGAAAAACGCGACAGAGCAAAACCTAAAAAATTATAAGGATTGGTTATGGAAAAAGATTGAAGCGAACGATAACACGGCCGTTGATCTGCTACGCATCATCACACCCACAACGCCCCTAATCTGCTACTGTGATAACAGAAAACAATGTCACACCGACATTATACGAACCGCCGCCGCATATGTCCGAGAACAAGACGCCATCGCAACCGCGAAAGCCAAGATCGTGAAACGTAACAAGATCCAAAAAGCAAAAGACGCTACCGATGAATTGACATTGATCCACCTATTAGAAAAACGCGAAACGCTCCGCCAAGACTTGACCGACTTAGATACCAAGATCCGAGACTTCGGCGGATTATTCCAACCCGAACAAACAAACGCCATTTCAAAATGCCGAGCTACCACCCTAAAGGGAAACCGATGCAAAAACAACGCATTGACCAATACCTCCAGGTGTAAATTGCACACCCAACAATAAACGACAGCCGCGAAAGATAACGACCGAGATCAGCGCGAGAATAGCGCCCGAACCTTAAAAACCTAATAATCAGAACCACGCCGAAAGACGCGAATATAGACCGCCTTCTAAATGCTGATCGTAACGGGAAAACGCGAACCAGCAAACGCCATACCACGCGAAAAAAGGGAATCAAGGATTATATTCGCCACTTCCAAACGCTTAGACAAAAGGATCTACACCTCCAGACTATCCAGAGCACCGGATAATTTTAGCGGATTTTAGTAAAACAATCCCCGCCCGACATGGAAAAGACGCGAACAAGTTAAGGCAGAACCCCACAATCTGATTATTTACACATGGACACACAGCCGAGAGTAAAGGCATCAGGAACCGGAAAACCGACAACCACCCGAAAACGACCGAACAATGATCGATAATGATCTATGTGGCATCAGCTAGAGAAAGCCTAACCAGTATGAAGAAAAGATCATCAGCGGCCGCGCGATTCTCCCCCAACATCTTAGAGACAGAGTAAGGGAAAATACAGAACCGAAAACGCGCCGAGAAAGCCAGAACAACGCGACCAGGATCAACCCCCACTGAAAGATCAAAGTATTCTTAGTTATCGCACTAGAGGACAGGCAGACTAGCAAATTAATGAAAAGCGAACCTCAGCCCATTTTACTAACCCAACCACAACCAGAGGAAACCAGAACCATGAACCAGGTGTATATTGTAGGAAACATCAAACCAGGAAACGAAGATCACGCCCTCGCAGAAATTGATCGGCTACTGCACGAGATTGAAAGCCCCGCGATTTTATATTATGGAGATGATCACACAGCCGCCACGCTCCGCCAATATTCCAACGAAGTAAAAACAAACGCCACAAGCAAAGGTGAAGCGAGCACCGCAATTATCCCAATGTTCCGCGACATGGATCAACCACATAGAACCAATAGCCGAACAATTGCAGCAGAGCACTTGATCATCCTAGGCTATCCAATAGGGCAGGCGTACCACGCGCACAAAACCAGAACAAAGATCGGCATTGGACAGACGGCCGTCATTCTACCATACGAAAACCCACGGCCCCACGCGAAACGCCGCCAGACGATTTATCCAACTGGCTACAAATCTAACAGACGACGACGGCGCCGCTTACCTGCCGCTTGACCTCATCCGTACAAGGTAATCATAATACTATATATATCCGAAAATAAAATTTTTTTTCGCTGCGCGGCTCACTGGTGTCCGTTCCTTTACAGGGTATTAGTAATAATTCGTTATCCTTTCCGCAGAGGATGCTTAGTACGTACTCTGTAATCATAATACTATATAAATTAGCGTGCATTTTTTTCGGCTGCGCCGAACGCCCGAGGACGGGCAGGGAACCGTAACGATACAACCACTTAGTTATTACGAGGAGGTAATAAAATATGGATCAAAGGGTTTAGCAACTTCTACACGTAACCGTCCGATTTCCAATAACGAGTAGTTTTAGCGAGAAGTCGGTCTGAGCACCGGCTCCTCAAGGGGTATATATCATGTTTAACCAACCACAGATCGTAAGAGTAAGTATGGCCAGCGGGATGACGATCAATCCCATCTTCACCACGCGATACGTCACGCATGAGGAAGTGATCCCACCATCGAAAAGTGATCGCCAGCTTTTTCACCGGCAAGATCGCCGAAGCGCAGCAGCAGACTTGAAGTCATGGAGGACCGCGTAATGTTTGAGATAGCTTTCTTTACCATAATCTATATTTTCAACTTCCCCATCCCGACATTCTAGTTTTTATGCCCTGGTCCATTCGGGCCAGGGCTTTTGTTAGCCACCTTTGTATGTCTGCACTTGCAGACGAGGAGTTCTATTATGAAACTTAACGAGACCATGATCATTGGTAATTTAGGACGAGATCCGCAGGAAACACAGCTCCCTTCAGGAACCGTAGGCAGCGTATTCCCTGTTGGTGTCAACAACGACTGGACAGATCGCAATGGCGAGCGTCATACGCAAACCACGTGGTTCACTGTTCGCGTAAGCAACAATCAGGCATCGGCCTGCAACAGCTACTTGTACAAGGGCCGCAAGGTTCTTGTCCGAGGTCGGCTGCGTGCCGATGATTACGGCAACCCGCGCATCTGGTTCAAGAATGACGACACCAATCGTGAAAACCCGCGTACAACGTTCGAGCTTCTTGCTTACAATGTCGAATTTGGCGAGGACACCCGCCGCAACGAGGCACCTGCTCACGCCGAATACGAGAAGTATCACTCTACGGAGAACTCAGAAGTCGCACAGGAGGATAGCGACAACGACGACGCTTTCCCGTTCTAGTCATATTCATCAAAGCGAGCAGGCGCCATGCTTGCTCGCTTGTCTTATCAACCAACTAATCCCAACGAGGTAGTTATGAACATAATCAACCACGATCACCGATTCTACACCTTTCACAACCGCAGCGCGTTTCTTCACGCTGAATATTGTCATCCCGGAACTGATCCGACTTTCAAGAAGATTAAGCTGTGGGCCGGCAAAACACAGGACGGCAAAACTGTGCAGGATGCCTCTCATTACTTCGAGTTCCAGGATATGCGTTATCTGTCCTTCATCATCCTTCGCGGCATGGAGCCAGGGCCACAGGAGGCTTACACCTCCATCCGTGGTGTCCTTACGAAAGGAACGCCGGTATGCCGTGTCATGAAGCTTCGCCGAGGTTCTCTTGCAGACAAGGCTAAGGGAACACGCGACGAATCGCACAAATATTTCTTGTCCATCGGCATTGGCCCAGGCCAGGAAACAAACGGCGTGGTTATGCCCAGCCGCAAGGCGCCGAAGGAAGCATGGACTTACACCACCCTGGTGTACTCTGAGCAAGAGATCCAAACGTTTGCCTTGCACATGCAGGCATGGGTAAACGGCATCGTAATAGCAGAGGTTAAGGATGTCTTAACCCAATTTGAGGAGGCAACAAATTATGACGAATAAGTTTAGCGAATTAATTAAGGAGGCAATGGCCCGGGGCTATGTTCACAAAATCGAAATTGATGGCGTGAACTACTTACAGAAATCCGCCTTGATTGATGAAATCATTGTCAAGGGATTGATGGACCCCGAGTTATTCCCGCAGCTTGTTGCCCACCTGGACAAATATCGCACCATGTACAACTTGGGGCAGGAGGTCGAGTTCAACCCACCGGCTGTCAACTACACACAGCGCGGCATCTACTACAAGATCATTCAACCACCTACACAGGAGATGGTTACTGCAGTAGTACAGGAATTAGACTTATGGTCGAATCACTACAACCAGCGATCAAACCCCGAAGTCTACTTGTACGACTACAAAATCAATGAGATGACGTGGCTTGAGTTATACCCAGGCGAGCTGCACGACGACCGTATGCAGCTCATTGCCAAGTTTGTCATCAATGCGCTAACTGCACAGGGCTGGACTTACAACATCACACGAAACCTCTTCACAGCATGGCGCGAGTTCACCCGAGACAATCATGGCCGCATGGATACCATGTTTGATACGCAGGAATGGAACGTGAAGGGCTTTTACCAAATCGTAGCAGAGGACGCCTACGGCAAAACCTACTACACGGAGGAGGAGAACTATCCACCTGAATTTCAAGCGTATGTTACAGAGATGGCTGAGAAATACAACTACATGCGTAAAGGAGATCGTTTTGTAGAAAAGCCGGTAGCTCTTCCCGACAACATCTTAGATATTGGCCATCAGATCCTTTCAAACCAGGAGCTTCTTGTCTATCACGAGGCTGGCTACCAAGTCATGCCCCTACAGAACATCAGGCAAGCATTGTTTGACCATGGTATCAACTTGAAGCAGCTCAAGATCAAGTTTCAACTAATGGGCAGCACCGGAGCCTGGGCCGAGGCATTAGTAGTCAACGGCTTTGACCTCTACGTCGAAGAGTATTGGGCAGATGATTGGAAATTTGAGAGCACCGATCACCGCTTTAAGTGTGTTCAGAAAAGACGTATGCAGGAAGATTCGTTAGATCACTCACACAAAGCCCAATTTGCACAAGGTTTGCCCGTCACTCTTGTAGGTTTTATCCTAAACTCAAATACAGGCGAGCTGGTTTATCTGAACATGGTTGGTCCAATCAACAGCGTAAAAGCGAATTGGTCTGCCCTTATGCAAAAGCGAACCCATTACTACGCCGGCATAACCTTCAAGGTTGCAACAGCGAGCAACCACAAACGTTTTGAAGGAACGCTTCCATCTGGTTTGCATCAGATCATCTTAGTTAATCATGAAGCATCTCCATCGACTTTAACCCCGCTTCATGACAAGTTCTACTTGTTGACAAACGATCGTTCGGATGCAATGCCTAAAAACTTCGTCGGCACACTGGACAAGTTTCTTGAAGTTCCTGTCATGCCACATTGGGCCGACTACTTATGGGTATTAGGTCGTTCTCATGGAATGATCGACTACACAGGTGATCCAAACAAACAGGTAGGCGGAACATCATGGACTATTCGCAGAGGATCAGAAAATAGTGATTGGAACACTCTCATCTCAACGTCAGTGGCCTCAAAGAAGATCTCGTTATGTACGTGATCTTTGGGAGTGTCAACGGCATAGATGGTGTGATATGTTTCACAACTGAGGAACACAATGCGACTCGCTTAGTTGAAGCGTTAGCAGCAACCGACCTCACTTGGGAACGCGTCGATTACTCTCACATTCTAGCCTATCAAGACAACCACAAGGATTGGAACTATCCGTTCTACGTGCAGTACATAGAGGATTACGGTCACGTAATAAAACCAGATTGGATAGAGTTTAACAGCTTAGATTCACGAAGTATACAAGGTAACACGAGGAGTAAATCTTATGAGACTAGCGAGTCAGGAGAAGGCGGGGTTCTATCCCCTTCCGGAACACATGATCCCACCGATTCTATCAACGATCTCAGGGACAGTTGGGACGACGACGAAGAAGATATTAGATCCCGGATGCGGAGAAGGAGTCGCATTAACAGGGATCGCAAAGGGAACTAGCACAACCCCCTATGGTTGTGAACTTCACGTTGATCGATCACTGATGGCTACAGCGGCCGTCTTAGCGTTAGACGAGACTTCAAACGCTAATGTAATTAACGACGACTACCGTAATATAAGAACCGAGCGCAAAGCTTTCAGCATTTTGTATCTCAACCCGCCATACAACTTCGATAAGGAGTCTGGCAGGGAGGAATACACCTGGCTCAAGGCGATGCGGCCGTATCTAGCTGAAGGTGGCTTACTTATCTGGATCGTGCCTCAACGCATACTCTCAGATCGTCTTGTTCATCGTTATCTTGCATCCTGGTTCACGAATCTAGTGGCCTACCGCTTCATAGGCGACTCTTACAACGCCTACAAGCAGGTAGTAATCTATGGAACCGTGCGCAAAGTAGCATTGCGAGCAGATATAAACGTAGTGCGTAATCTGCGCCAGGTCGCCAAGTTAATGGAAGATTTGCCCGAGCATCCGATCTTTGACAAGGCTATCTTCGACCTATCCGATGTTGAGGAGGCAAAGAAGTTCTGGTTTTTCGGCATGTCGCCTAACCCAGAGGCCGTGATAGCTGAAGTATCCAGCCATGGCATCGAAACTCGCCTTGAATACACGTCCTACTTGTCGCCGGCACCTAAAGTCAAACTTGATCCACTTACACCCATGAAAATTGGTCACATTGCGAGCACAATCGCAGCAGGTCATATCAACAACCAGGAGTTGATCACTGACAACGGCCGAGTAATCATCAAAGGATCAGTTTACACAGAGCCGGTCGTTGCTGGTGTATCGACATCTTCCACGGATAAGTCTCATAAGACCAAGACTGTAACGGTAAACGATCCCAGGTCTGTGATCGTAACCATTGATGAGAAAGGAAAAATCGAGGAGCTACGTAACGCTTCCCTAGCGACCTTCCTAAAAGACAACATGATGAAAGTGACCGGACTCCTTAAAAAGTTATACCCGCCGCGTTACAACTTCAAGTTAGGCAAATGGAAGGGTTTCCTCAAGGGGGTTAACCCGAGGAGAATCCCAAACACGAATCGCAAAGGCTTATTGCCAGCACAGAAGCACTCTGCTGCCGCCATATGCCAGCAATGGGAAGATCACGACGATGCAATCATGGTCGGCCAGCTAGGTACTGGCAAGACCGTCATATCAATCGCTGCACTTTATGCTCAATGGCAGATGAATCCAAATCGCAACCATTACATTGTTATGTGTCCCCCGCACCTGGTAAACAAATGGATCAGGGAGGTTCTTCTGACATGGCCGGATGCAAAGGCAATGGGCATCTACACCGTGCAGGATGCAGACAAGTTCTTTGGTATTGCTGGACCTATCTTTGGCATAGTCAAGAGTACAGCCGCCGCTAATGCAGATGGTTGGAGTCATACAATCAACTACTTTGGACCTATGACGCTAAAGTATATCAAGGATCGCAGAGACCCCTACGAGGTTATCTACAGCAGCAGAATGTTCGACACGCTCACTGACCGCCTCACCGATTCAATCGAAGGCACACCCGAGCGCATGAAGATTTCTCGCCAGTTAGCTGTATCGCGTATCACCTGCCCCCAATGTGGGAAGCCCGTCACCGTGCCTGATAAGAAACACAAGGATTCTTTTCTTCCAGTCAGCCTATTCGACTTCAAGAATAACAAGCACACCTGCCGTCATTGTAAATCAGAGCTTTGGCAAGACAACCGCAGAACCAAAAACGGTCGTTATCCCATCGCCACCTACATCAAGCGGCACTATCGAGGCATGATAGATATGCTTGTTGTCGATGAGGCACACCAATACAAGGGCGACTCAGATCGTGGGGACGCTTATGCACGAATGGTAGCCACATCTAAAAAGGCATTGATCATGACCGGCACGATCTACGGCGGGAAGTCAAGCACCTTGTTCTTGCTTTTGTATCGTCTATCAGCAGGCTTCCGCGAACAATGGACTGACTTCACCAGTGAAAATCAAGCACGTATCATGAGCAAAACGTGGGAGAAAACCTATGGTGTTACAGAGTTCACGAGCACAACAAGTGAACCCACATCCTCTAATAACACAGGATCATCAAGGACTACGACCACCAGCAGGGAAATACCAGGTTCTTCACCTGCAATGCTGCCCTGGTTGTTAAATCGAACCATCTTTGTCAGTCTCAAGGATATGGGCCTAGCACTCCCAAATTTCAGCGAGCATGTCATTGAGGTCACGATGGATGCTGAAATGAAGGCTCAATACGACATGCTGTACGGCAAACTAAGCGAAGAGTTAGCCAAACGTCTAATCGTTGGAGATCGTTCTCTCTTGGGTAAGTACATTGCCTCCCTCATCTTTTGGCCAGATGCACCGTGGCGCTCCAAAGTGGTCAAGTTAGCCGGGCAAGAAGAGCCACTCGTATCCATTCCGGGTACAGGACAACCGCTTGGAGTTGCTCCAAAGGAAGCAGCGATCTTGCAGCTTATCAAAGACGAGCTTGCAGAGAATCGCCGATGCTTGTTGATGTTAGGTCAAACTAACACCTTGAACATACAGCCACAGTGGAAAGCTTTTCTTGGAGATCATGGTATCAAAGCAGCGATCCTTAAAGGACCACCGTCTGCACGTGAAGCTTGGATTACCAAGGCTGAGAAGAATGGTGTTCAAGTCATCATCTCACATCCAAAGAAAGTTGAAACGGGCTTAGACATCTTAGCTTATCCGACGATCATTTGGATGGCTCCTGATTTCTCTATCTACACAGTAATCCAGGCAAGCGGAAGGGCATACAGATTGGGCCAGACCAATGATTGCAAGGTGTATCACTTTGCATACACGGACACGCTCCAGGGGCAAGCCTTGAAGCTAATCATTGCCAAGGCTGCCGCCGCCAAACGTGTTAATGGTGACACTATCGAGAAGGACGATCTAGCCGATCTGAATAAACTTGCCTCTTCATCTATTGAAAACGAGTTGGCAAAGATGATGAAAGAGGGAGTTGAGCGCAAAGCTACCATGACTCAAATCAACTTGGATTATGAAATGGTAACAGATGGCATCTTCACGGGTTACTTCGTAGACAGTGAAACACCTGATGAGGCTAAGACTTTGTATCGACAGCTCGCCAAGGACCATCATCCTGATCGTGTAGGCGAACAGGAAGCAGGCACAGACAAAGTTGAGTCACTCATGGATCTCTTTGAGCGAGCCAACGCGGAATATGCTGAGGAGAGCGCCTATCTAGGTGATGAATCTATCACTGACGATGAAGATCCAGAGTTTGTGGATGAAGAACCGGCACCGGCTGAGGAACCGGATGTATCGTTCAACTACAAATGGACTAAGGCCAAGTTAGCAATAACTCCCAAGGCCGTGATCCCTGTTGTTGAAGTAACACCACTTGAGGCAGAAGTGGAGCACAATCCAGTGGAGAATAAGCCGGAAGTCCCTGAACGTCTAGTTTTCGGCAAGTCTACAATCACTGTATCTAAGAAGAAGTCAGCAAAGGTCAATGCTGCTCAATTGTCACTATTCTAGCCATGATTATGACCGAGCATAAAGTAAACGGTAATCGGCTAGTTCATGTCCCATCAAGACTTGAACTAGCCAAGGAGCTTTACGCTTCTAACGGCTTTGATGATTCTTACGAACTGGTATATACTATGTTTGTAGGTGTTAAGAAAGAGGTCGTAGAACAGGTTCTTAATGGAACCAAAAGGTTATATTCAAACAACGAGAAGAATTACATCAAGGTTTTCTTCACTGACAAGGAGCTAGAACATGGACAATGACAATCAGCTATCACTCAGAATAAGATCGACTCCAACTTTTCATATTCCAGGGATGATGCGCTACATCGAGCATATGTATAAAGCAGATCCCACCAAAGCGATTGAACTCGCAAGCGATATGTTCAATGGGGGCGTCAAACAAAACGCCCTTCATGAAATCTTATCAGGCCGCAGGCAACCGCTTTTCGTCCAAGACGACCTAGACGATGATTCAATGACTTACGTGTTTAGCCAAAACGAGGTTAACATGGAGATCGTTGAGTCCTTCCACGATTCCACACACGATTAATTTTATTAACGCCTGGCTGATCTGAGCAATCAGCCAGGCACAAGGGGAAACTCATGATTACTTACAAAAGCAAAGCTGTATTCGCACTTGTTTTACTAGCAATTCTGTTAATGGCATGTGGGCCGGCTAAACCTTCGCCTATCTGTAACACCAGTGAATACCATACTCAAGCGGTCTTTGCTATCAATGGCGCAGCAGAGAACTACGTCAGGTACACTCGTGGTACGACAGACTATGATGAAGCCCTGTATCAAGGGCAGGGGATTGCTAGAGATATACGCGATCTTAACTGTTCAGGCGATGAAGCAACTATCGTCAACAACATCTTAAAATCTTCCTTGTTCGCTATTGAAGCTGAGGAGACATCAGGTTTCTCCATTGCTAATATCTACATCGAGAAAGCCTTTAACGGCATCAACGTTTTACAAACTTATTATGGATGGAGGATATAGACATGACAGAAGCTAAATTAGTCGAGATTTTGCAGGCAATATCAGATGATGTCGATCATGATCGTATCGGCGGTCTTTTGAAAATCATTAGTTCCCGTGAAGATGATATAAAGGAGTGTGAACGCCAGCTTCACAACGCATGGAAGGGAAACAAGGAGCTTCGTGAAGAGCTGGACGATGCAAACGCCAATCAGCAGCACCAAAAGTATTCGATCACACATCTTACAGATGCTCTTGAACACTGGAAATCTTCCGCAGGTAACTGGAAGGGGTCTACTAACTACTGGAGGGGACGTACTGCCTATTGGGACAAAATAGCCGCCAGTAGAGCTGATCGTGCCGATACCCTTAAAAAAGAGTATCAAGATTCGCTCAGGATCTATATCGAGGATGCGGCCGAATTACGCGCACATATCAATGAGCTTGAGGATCAACTAGAAACCCTTGAAAATCCAAGCTTGCCAGACGAACCATTTGCAGCCCCAGACCCAGAACTACTGGCCCAGGCCATCGACATACTGCTAGGCAACGCTGAGCCAGCTTCTACCCACGACGAGCAGTAGTTCATACTTGCTCTAATGTTAGTTAAATTAAGTATGGAGCAGGGCCAGACGAGAGTCTCCCCTGCTCCGAGGAGACAACCACATGAATATCTTAGAACAGCTAATCACCCTTGTTGAGGATTCGACCGGGACAGATGTCAACGAGCTTATGATGTCCCTTGTTAACAACAACCTTGACAATGAACGTATGGATTACAACGAGCAAATCCGCCTTCGTGATGATCGTATCCGACTCCTTGATAGAGATATCGCAGAGTTAAACGAGAAACTTGCTAATAAGGATGGATCATACTCACCTACTGCGTCTAATATCCCGAACTGCGTTACGGTCCGAGATCTAAAACTCGCACTTGATGATGTCCCAGATTACCTTATGATAGTCATATCAAGCGATTCCGAAGGCAACAACATTTCTCCAATGTCTGCTAGTACGTTTAATGGAGAATACATAGCCTACTCGAATTGCTGGTCAGGCCAGATGTATTCTCGTGGACAATCAAAAGACGCAACAGCCATCCCAGCTCTAGTTTTGTATCCGGTGCAATGATGAAACAAAAACCAACGATCACCACTCTGTCATTAGGAGGAGGAGTACAATCAAGCGCCATTGCTGAAATGATTGCAGAAGGCGTGCTCCCGATTCCTAACTTAATCTTATTCGCAGACACAGGCGATGAGCCTCAGTATGTCTATGATCAAATAGCCTATCTGAAGAAACGACTCTTTGGTCTATGTGAGTTTCAAACAGTTTCCGCCGGCAACCTTGTTGACGAACTTACTTCAGGCACGAAACGCTTCGCCGCTATCCCTGTTTTTACAGTGATGAAGGATAACGGGAAAGTTAGCAGACTCCGCAGACAATGCACTAATGAGTACAAGATCGTCCCAATTGAGCGAGCTGTTCGTGAATACCTGCTCAGCATTGGTCATGCCAAACGAGACAAGAGAGGCATCACGATCCCCAAAACCGTATTCATTGAAACCTGGTTAGGCATATCGCTTGATGAGGTTGTACGCATGAAGCCATCACGAAGTAAGCGTTTTATCAATCGCTGGCCGCTGATTGAAATGCGAATGACCCGCCAGGATTGCCTTGACTGGCTTAGGGCCAGAGGTTTGCCGATTCCGCGTAAGTCGTCTTGTCGAATTTGTCCATATCATGACAACGTTCATTGGCAGGAGATGAAACAAGACGATCCCCAGGATTGGAAACACGTCGTTGCTTTTGATGACTTTCTGCGAGCAGGCGACGGCCGTTTCTCTGCTACAGCAAAAGGCGAGCTATTCATGCACCGTGACTGTGTTCCGCTAAGCCAGGTCGATTTACGACCTAAACACGAGCAAGAAGGCCAGCTTTCTTTCCTAGACATTTGCGATGAAGGACATTGCTTTATTTAACCCAACATTATGGAGCAGGGCCAGACGAGAGTCTCCCCTGCTCCGAGGAGACAACCACATGGCCCTACACACCAAACGAACTATCTTGAAGCCGATGTTTTTACTTGAGTCAGATGGAACATCCATGTTATCACCCGCATGGATACGTATTCTGATCCGCAATGCCCATCAAGGTAATGCAAGCATAACAATAGTTGAAGATGATATGACAGAGATTTGTTTATTTGTGATAAAAGGCGAATTGTTCGGCGTTCTTCTCTCCTACGATGTACAAATGTTCAGCATCTTCACGCTGCAAGAGGTAATCGAATGGCACAGGATAAAGCGTATTCATGCCTTGCTTCTTGAATGGTCCGATCTTGAAGATAGACGAGAAGTTCTTTGCGAACGCTCCACCGAAACCGAAGATGGATTAGATTTCCACCTCACTCATGAAGAGGAAGTGGAACTCGCCACCATCTGCGCCCGACTGACAGAGTTAGATAAAGAAGATTGGTCTTAAAGGAGACAACCTAATGACACGATCACAGTTTGAAAATTTACGCCCTGGCGACAAGTTCCTATTCATGTTCAAGACCTACACCGTATCCACGGTAGAAACTACGTACAACTATGACAGCGGCCATCCCCCAACAGAAGTTAATCACACCATCAACACCGGCTCCCCCTCCAGACGCTTAAAGGTTAATGACCGAGAAGTTGAACAATGCAGATTGTTATAACGATCTTTATTACTCGACCTGGCTGCTAGGGCATCCAGGCACGACCTCCTGGCGCGAGCGGCGCCAGGAGGTTCGGCGGAGTCAGCCTGAGGACAGGCAGCCTCCACCGAATGTACGGGAGGACCCTCGCTTCGCCTGCGACGGTGCGGGGAGCCTCTCTCGACAACGTTTTAGTTATTCCACATGATCGCGCCGGCCAAACAGCCGACTTCCGAGGACTCCACCCGGCTGTTAAGCCGGCTGCTAGTTGTTTTATCAAACCTATTTAGTTATTCACGAGGAGTGAATCTTATGAACATTAACAGCCCAGAGTACAAAGCATGGAACAAGCGAAATTCAGACGAAGCATACGCCGAAGAGATCGACGCAGCCATGGATGAATATGCAGTCTCGCATGATCAGGAAATCCCCCGATATCCCGAGCGAGATGAGATCGCCCATCCTAAGCGTGATGAGATCACCATCACGAAAGTTCGCGTCTACTATGACATTGAAGTCGAGTACAGCATCAACGGAATAGAGGACTTCATGCTGCTGGAGCAAGGCATGGATCTAGCTGGAGAAGGAGGTCCAGCATCTAAAGCGGCAGGCCAGTTCCTTCGTCGCTGGCCGCAAGAGAAGATCATTGACTTGATCGCCGGTCATGAGGAAGATGAGGACGACGCGATACAGCAAGCAATCTTTGCCGATATCTCCATGTTCACCAAATCCGCAGAAAACGAAGGAATCAAGGTTGAGCACATTTTCCCTGACCAAGCTGCTCAGCGACAGTACACTGAGTTCGAAGTTAGAATCCTCAAACTAACTCGCCAAGTAGAGGATGCTCCTGCTTATTCGAAGCAACACTTCGATGCACAAACAGCCCTACTAGCAACACTTAAAGAGAAAGCAAAGAAGTAAGGAATGATCACACCCCTGAAGGAGCATATACGCCCCTTCAGGGGATCTAATTAAGAGAAAACTATTGTGTAGTCGGAGGACCGACGGGGAAATTATAAGACGTTTCTCTTGAAGTAAGTTCGCAACAACAACTCGAAGTAACCCATCAATCACGAAAACCGCACTACTGCAAACCCCTTCGAGCATAGCCGCAAAATAAGGAATGATCATATACTCCCTTGTTTTCGCATAGTCCTCTTACCCTACGGGTAACGGTAAGTCGAAGCCATATAGTATTTACAATCGTGCCATACTGTGTATATCTCCACATGCCCTCCACATACATACACATGCCCCCCCCACAGAGCACGTGCTGTCACATGCGGGTCACGTGCTCTGCCTGGCTACACACATGCCTTCACATGCAGGCGGATGCAAGCACGAAACGGATGAGGAATCCGAAGCTAATACTAGGACGAACCCGAAGTCGAAACGGCCGTGCCAACACGTGCCTGCACACCCGTGCGGGTACATCCCCCACCCCCACATGCGCCTACATGCAAGAGCCGGCTACCAGGTGTACCATAAAATATATGGTACACCTCTGGTGGCCGGCTTATTCGAACGGCCGTAGGTATGCACATACCTACACTACACATACCTATACGTGTGGGAGGAAACCGAAGCGTGAGTGTTACCTTCAGGTAACACGAACAATGAGGTTTCCTCCCACACATACACACACACGGCACACCACACGGGTGGCATGTAACATGACGGCCGTGTGGTGTGGGCATGTGCGAGCTTGGCGAAGCACGTGCCGTCTATTATATACACAGTATAGAATAGACTAAGATACAGATAAGATGGGACGACCGGCCGGAGTGCCGGTCGTGGCGAACACCTTCGCCTAAGAGATGTCACCGAGAGGTTATACCCGGAACCCCCCTTGCAAACCCTTTCTCCTTTCTAGACGTTACCCCATCGCACCAACCCTATAAGGCAAGCAGGCAAGAACACCATAACCAGACAGATCCCAGGCAGGTAAACACCGTAGATTCGGCGCGTAATCAAAACAAAAACACTTGGAACAGGGGGAAAGAGCAAGAAAGCCTAAAATTATTTCAGATCCCCCCTCCTAGCATTAATCAGTACGGAAAGACAAAGGAAACGTGGTAAGATAAAAAGCATCAAACCAAAAAGGCAAACCAAAGACACCGAAGGAGTCTCCTAATGAGCAAAAGCGACAACGGGCAGGGGCCATCGACATCTCCCAAGGAAGAGAAGCAGGCCAAAGAGCAGACAGATGAGTCAAAAGAACGGCCGAGCAACAACCCACCTCCTCCAAAAGTACAGAAAGAGAAGTGGTGGAAGGCAGGCGGTAAGGGCCAGGAGAAGAGTCACGAGTGGCAGCAGGGGCAGAGTGCCGAGTATGCTGGGGTGAACCTTCCAGAGCGTAAGCAACAAGACGAAAGCACAATAGACTGGTTAGCCAGGAGTTTAGGTAAGCCTAAGCACGAAGAGTTCGCTGAGATGACCAGGTGGGTGAGCAAAACCGCCCTAGAAGATAACATCACCGAGCATAATCTAAGATGGATAGAAAACGCACGGCCGATCCTGGACAAAATAGACCAGTGGAAAATCAAGAACAGTGATCTGTTACAGATGAAGAGGACCATCCTACTCGTTGTTGCTGCTGATTACATGAACAAGCCCAGGCACAAAGTATTCAAGCTAGACATCACCGCTACCGAGACCAGTTGGAAAAGGTGGATGACCATTCCAAGGATCAGGAGCGTATACGAAGAAATTTACAGCATGATGGAAAGCGAGATCATGGCGCATGAGTTGGCAGAAGTGCGGAAGGCAACCAGGATCACGCGCATAAGTGCAGGACGGGCGGCAGAAGTCAGGACGCAGTTGTTAGAGCATCCAAACCCGTGGGTGCAACTGCAAGCTGCGAGAGACATCATGCAGGGCGCCGACAGGAGCACAGCCGCGAAAGGGCCAGTGAGCGTGACATTAAAAGGCGAGCTGAGCGAAGGGCAAATGGCACAGCTAATGGATCGGGCAACCAAAGAGCTAAACGGCTGGGACGAATTAGGCGCAGCACCAGGCACAGAAAACGGCCGTCCGGTCGTGATCCTAGACCAGACAAAAGTCAGCGACGATCAAGAACTCCCCGTCGAATAGTTGCGCAGTTCGGTTTCATCAGGTATAATCCTTCGTATGCAACAACTAACCTATGGCAGTCTGTTTACAGGCATTGGAGGAATAGATGAAGGATTCGAGCGAGCAGGATTGGAGTGCAAATGGCAAGTAGAAAACGAAAGCTACTGCGTGAAAGTATTAGAGAAGCGATGGCCAGATGTAGAAAGGCATGAAGATGTCAGAAGAGTTGGGATACGAAACCTCGCGGCAGTTGACATTATATGCGGAGGATTTCCTTGCCAGCCACACAGTGTTGCCGGGAAGCGACAAGGCAAGGATGACGACCGCAACCTCTGGCCAGAATATCTCAGGATTATTAAAGAACTCAAGCCCACTTGGGTTATTGGTGAAAACGTGCCTGGGATCATCACGACCTATCTCGCGACAGTATTATCTAACCTGGAGAGTGCGGGTTATGAAGTCGCGACATTTAATCTTCCAGCTTTGGCCTTCGGAGCCGGGCATAGGCGAGAAAGAATCTTCATTGTGGCGCACACCGCAGGCATGGAACGCCAGTCAGGGGCCAAAGAGTGAAGAGAAATACAGGCGAAGCATCGAGACAAACGAAAGCATGATCACCCTGGTGGATCAAGTAAAGCATGTTCCGAGGCTATGGCCTACGCCGGCGGCAAGAGACTGGAGAAGTCCAGGCTATAAAGCAAGCTACCATAAAAGGCGAGAGAAGCGGCAGCAGGCATTAAACGAAGAAGCCGCCTGGGGAGAAAAATCAGAAAAGCAAGGAGGCCAGTTAAATCCAGAATGGGTTGAGTGGCTCATGGGCTTTCCATCCGGGTGGACAGACATCGAGCGAGAAGGAAAGCTAGAATATCAAGCAGAAGAGGACGGAAGTTGGCCAGAAGAGCCAGACATCCCACGAGTAATCGGGCGAATACCGAACAGGGCCGCGAGAATAAAAGCATTAGGCAACGCAGTCGTGCCGGTCGTCGCCGAGTTTATTGGGAGAGCGATCATAAGCGCAAGCGAAGGAGCAGACGAATGAGCAAACAAAACGAGCGAGATCAGTGGGGAGGAAGATTAGTCGGGTACACAGCCAGAAAGAAAGGCGTAAAACTTCAGATCATCGAAGTCGAAGAGATCCGCGCCGACACCTGGAGCAGTCGGCGCAGTAAGAAAAGCAGAGAAATCATAGCCAGAGTCAAAGATCGAGTACGGGCGAAAGCGCATAGACGGCTAGAAAAGTATATCATCGGCGGGATTCTAAGTGACAACAAAATCACAGAGAAGCAGGGCTACATTGGAAGCAGAAGCGGTCCGCGAAGCTGGAGAGTGCAGCTAACCATCAGGTAATTGCTCAGTTCGGTTTCATCAGGTATAATTCATAGACAGTATAACTCCTCCTGAGCAGGGGGAGAAAGGGGAAAGCAAATGAAAAAACAACAGCAACCGGCCTATCAAATAGATGTCTGTCATTATTGTGGTGCCAGCTATCATCCAATGCGGGTATACGTTAAAGAGCCATACCAAGAAAGGGGTAGAGCGAGGATCTACGTCTGCGATCTCAAAATCATCAGGGACGAGTGGGACGAAATCGTTCGAATCGAGCCAGTAACCGAGTGTCATGACAAAGCGACGGCCGAGGGGTGGAGCTATTCCGAAGTATTAACACCGAGGAGGTAAGCGATGAACGAAGCAAAAGCGAAAGCCGCCCTGATAGACGCGCTGCGAGAGATACAGAGTATTCGATATGCACATCAAGCTGCCGTTAAATCATGGATGACAAGTCTAGACAGGCATGAACACACAGCAAAAGCGCAAGATGCAACAATAGCTAACCTGCGTGATGAACTCATCGAAACCAAAAAAGAATTAGCGCACAGCTTAAAATGGGATGAGGCCGAAGCAAAAGCATACGAGCTGCAATATGCCGAGATGAAATCCGCGCATGAAGAGTTAGTAGAAGTCAAAGACGAGCTTCAATCAGCGCGTGATGAGTTTGAAAGCGTAAATATGGCTTTTGCATCTGCGCTAAATCGTCTATGGGAGGACTTGCTGCCAAAAAGCTATGGCGAATGGGACTACCCAAATCAAGCCTATAGATTTATCAAAGAAGAAGTAGAAAAACTTCGCGACGAATTACGCGAACTAAAACAAGCTGTAGACGAAGGAGAACTGTAGTGGATCAACAACACAGTCTCAACGCACATCAATTAATCAACCAGAGCAGCGGCAACGTAGAGTGGTACACGCCGCTGGACATCATCGAAGCCGTTAAGAAAGTATTCGGAGGAGAGATCGATCTAGATCCAGCCACCAGCCTGGAGGCAAACGCGAGGATCGGCGCGAGGCAGGCATATCTAGAGCCAGGCTGCCTAGAAGTACCCATCGAGTTAACCGCCAACAATCCAGCCGTAAGGTTCTACCGGCAGTATCGAGAGCAAGACGGACTGAGCAAAGAGTGGGAAGGGCGAGTCTGGTTAAACCCTCCATTCGGCCAGGCTGAGAGCGCCTGCAAGCTAGATGCAGACGGCAACTTCCGTTGTTACAAGAAAAAGTGTCAGAAGCGAGACTATCACATCGTACAAGATCGGCCGGGCATGATAGATTGGGCTGAGAAGATGGAACGAGAATATCTAATAGGGCGGGTTAAAGAAGGGCTGATGATCACCTTCGCGAGTGAGAGCACCGTATGGGGGAAAGTCCTATGCAGATATCCCAGGTGGAAACCAGATCAGCGAATCAACTACATTGAGGCTGGGACAGACAAGCCAGCCAACGGCGTGAGCAAAGAGAGCATGGTCACGTATTTCGGGCCTGCAGTAGACAAATTTGCCAGCATCTTCATAGCGCGATTAGGCGGAAGCGTGGATATACCGTGGCGAGCAGAGAAGAGGAGCGAATGAGCTATATGAGTTATACAACAATCATAAACATCTGGCCTGGAGAGAAAATCGAAGAAGGAACAGAGCTAAGAAACTCCCATGGAGCCGCGCCAATCGTATGGAACGCGATGAACAAACGGTATCTTCATGGAAGAGATCACGGCTGGTTAAGCAGCGACATGAGAAACATATGGGATCTATGGGGAATCACAGCAGTACCGCTGCATCAGAGAGCCGTTATGGGCATGACCTTTGATCACGTCATCGTACTGCGGGAAGATTACGGCCGGGCCGCGAAAGACATCCGACAGTTTCTAAAAGACTTTCCAGAAACATATACAGGCGTAAATCATTGGCCTGTCATAGCAGAGATGTACGAGGGAAACCCGGACGTGCCGGCCATCGGCATCTGGCAGACCAGCATAAGCGAGAACCCATACGAAGGGGAATGGGACGAGAAAGAAGAAAAAGAAGGCGAACCGCAGTGGGAGCTATTCTGGAGTTTATACGAGCATTTAGGACAGGAGAGCAAGGAGGCAATGACCGAATGAGCGACACAAGAGAATGGAAAAGATTCATCCTCACAAAACTAGAGAAAGAAATTGAGGCCAGCAAAGACAAAGCGAAATCTTCCCGGAAAGCAGGAGATCGTGCGAGTGCCATCTTCAACGAAGGACGGATAGCTGGATTGATCACAGCGGCCAGGCATATAGAGGGAAAACTATGAGCGAAAGCAGCAAGTTAGCAAGCGGCGCCATGAAAATCGAGTTAAGCCAATACGATATGGCGCAAGCAATAGAATATTGGTTAAACAAGCAAATATTAAAGCTAGAAGTAAGCGTCACAATGCTAACAAGGGAAAAGCAAAGCGTAAGTAGTAGTGCGACGTTCAGTGTAATCTTCGTCGAAAAGGAAGTGGAGCAGTAAATGAACGATAAATACGGAGCAATCCACAACGACAAGCCCAGGTTCCGAGCAATTCGGGAGTGGGGAAACAACTGGACCCTCTTAGATTTCAAGACCGGCATCCGAGTAATCGAAAAGAGTGGCAATCGGGCAGAAGTAGAAGATAGCGCCGAGAAACTAAACAAGATAGCGGGAGATGAAGTAGTAGAAAAAGCGGAGATGCAGGCGATCATCAGGAGAGAATAGAGTTGCCTTATCCGTACACTGTGGTACACTTGGTTTAATAACAAAAACGCCCCGGCACGTTGCTGAGACAACGAGACGGAGCTAACCCAAGAGCTAGTGCAAGTAGCAGAGGGGCTAAGCGAATAATAGCCTTTTAACTCCTTCCTAGCAATGGGAAGGAGTTTTTTTATGTATTGATCAAATAACATTCAAGGTTCGGACAGGAACGGTTTGGAGAGGACAGGACTGGAAAGGCAGAGACAGGACGGGCGAGGACTGGCAAGGATTAAACATAAGCGAAGGAGAGATATGGATAGAGGAAAGGAATACGCGAGGTACATCGCGTCGGCAGCGTGGAACAGGAAGCGCGAAGAGCGTCGGGCAATTGATAAGAGCCGGTGCAGGACGTGCGGAGTCAGCGAAAACCTTCAGTGTCATCATGTGACATATAAGCGATTCGGTGATGAAGATGTAGAGAGAGATTTAATAACGTTATGTGCTGAATGTCATTTCGTAATAACAGGAGTCATACGGAATCGCAGATACAGCAAAAAAAAACATCAGGTTAAGCCAACAAAGGCAAAGGAAATGAGTTATGTTGCAAGAAAAAAGTTACCAACTAAAGTCAGTTTGTCCATTATTGATGCACAACGGGCAGTTAGCAGATCCGCTGAACGATTTCACTATCGCTATGAAAGCAGTAAGCGGGAAACGAAACAAAACGCCGGCTGATCATCAAGAGATGGGGCGGATTGAATTCTTAGGCGGGTTGTACATGGGCCAGAATGGGAAAGGCATTGCGCCGGTAATCCCTCCACAGAACATACGGGGGATGCTCATTCGGGCTGCGCGGAAACGGAAAGAAGGCAAGCTTGCAGAGTCAGGGCTTTTCATTATGGACAACACCTTCCTGGAGTACGAAGGTCCGACAGATCCAGACGAGATGTGGGAAGATGGCAGATTCACAGATCGTCGTATGGTTGTAGTAAGTCGAAGTCGGATTGCCAGGACACGGCCGGTGTTTGACGAGTGGGAAGCGACCGTTGATGTGACCTACGATGACGAGATCATCAGCGAGAGCATGTTAGACGAGTGGTTCCAGATCGCGGGGCATATCATCGGGCAGGGAGACAATCGACCGCAGAACGGACGGTTTGAAGTAGTATAGAGATTCAGGATCGGGCTTGGAAAGGCGCGGAGAGAAAGGATTTGGTTTGGAGGGCCGCCGTGTGGAGTGGATAGGCGGGACCGGGCAGGGAACGAAGGAGGAGAGTAAAGTCTCCTCCTTCGAGAGATTCAAGGTCAGCACGGGAAAGACGCGGCGATGTCGGGCAGGGCGAGCATGGGACAGGTGCGGCAGGGGAAAGTTTTAGGGCCTGATGTGGTGAGGACGGGACCGGCAGAGCGCGGAAAGGTCGGGCAGGAAGCGGCGCGGCGAGAACTGGCAGGGGTAAAAATCAAGGTGGGGTATGGCTAGAACTGGCAAGGACGGGAGAGGAAAGGTTCGGACCGGATCGGTATGGCAAGGAAAAGAATCAAGGTTTGGAAAGGCGGGGACAGGCATTGCAAGGACAGGACAGGACGGGATTGGTCCGGACCGGAAAGGATTGGCAAGGATTAGATTCAAGGATGGGTAGGAAAGGGACCGGCGGGGAAAGGTCAGCACCGGAATGAAGAGGACAGGACTGGCACGGCAAGGATTTATAATATTAGCAAAGGAGAGTAACATGGCACAACAGAAATTGCAGGCATTAGAAGAACTAGGAACAGTGTTGGATCTGGAGAGTTGGAATTGGTTATTGATGCAGCATCCTCCCATAGCGGGAGCATTGGAAGCGGCAATCGCGGCCGGGGCCAACATAGAAGATGTGAAGATGTTAGCCTGGTCTAGAACACAACGGCCGGAGATCGTTCAAAGAATCGTGAACGCTGCCAGGTGGTTGGAGGCGCAGGAAGAAGAATAAGATTCGTGGTTTGGCA